CAGTGCAAGCCATTTGCCACATCATTTGCGGTATGTATTTCTGAGGTATTTTTCTGCTCACTAGCGTTTCCATGTGAGTTGCGCTATTTGGGCACTTGATCTCCACCAGTCCATCAGCCCCCACCAAGCCGTCTGGAGAAGCCCCAGACATCGCAATTGTGGGGTGATCAATGAACCCTACCTCGTCTACAAAAACACCGCGCTTGAGTTCGTATTGCTGTCTGGCCATTGGCTCTGTATCTGTGCCCCATTGCATTGCAGCATTGGTATAAGACTCGCCCTTACTTTGAGTAATTCTTTCTAGCACCAGCTGGACCGCGTAATTCTCACGGCTCGCACTTGGTCCTGTCTTGGTCTTGGCAATAATGTCCGCAATTCTGCTGGCCGTGGCTTTACCTAAGCGGGATTCAAACCATTCGTCTGTTCTTTGTTCCATTATTTTTCCAATCTTAATTTGGGTTTTTTAACTGTTCTGTACTCAAAAATATCCGCATATCTAGGATTCATCAGGGCAAACAATCGGCAAAGGTAAGGAGTATGGTTGTTGTTTAACTTCCAAATTCCATCTTCGCTGAGTGCTGAGTGGTGACGCAACACCTCTAAGATTGTGCGCCCTGAATAGTGTCTGTAGCCTTTACGAATGATTTTCATAGTTTCATGTTGAAAAGCATCGTAAATGTGTTCGTTGTTCGGAAACCAGCCAAAGAATTCATCACTAAACTGGTCTTCGTTGTACAACATCATTTGGATTCGTTCATCAATCATCGGATTCCTCGCACTTTGAACAACCAGGGTGATCAGGGTCTAAACAATGCGGGTGCTTTAGCAATTCGTTTCTATACGCGTTTTCGATTGCATCTTGTTCGCGCCAGTAATCTCTTTCTGATTCGTAGTCTGTCATGCTGCTACCCTTTCTTTCATCTCGTTTTTAATCGCAATCACGCGGTCTTGATGGGTTTTGTCACTCTGGCAAGCCTGAAATGCAATCCTGTAACTAGCAACCAGTTGTTCTTGGTTTTCAGCCTGGCGCATCTTTTCAATCAGTTTGTCCAACTCTTTGACGTTAACGTGGCTCACAATCTTTGTCTCTACCTTGCGACTAGCTTGGTTGCCATCATCGTCTTCTGGGGCAATACCGCACGCTGCCATCAAACTGTAACGCCTAGCGTATGTGAGAGCTGACGCATAACCCTGTGGATCAGCCTTGACCGCTGGGAAGTGGAGCATTCCGCATTCAAGCATCTCGCCAGACTCGTGGACAAAGATAGTCTCCACAATCACGCCATCAGCACATTCAAATGTCTTTTGAAGTAAATAGATGCCGTTGTTGTTTAAAGCGTCTATAACCGCTTCAACGCACCCAGCAAGGTCAACGTATCGGCTTTTGAAATGAGGGTTAATAGACTGCTTTAAAGCGGGATTAAACGCCTTTTGAGCTTTGACTAGAGCAGTTGCGATTTGTTTCATTCTGGTTCACCTTGTAATTCTGTTTCTAACTTTTGGATTTCGTCACGTTGGATTTGGATCATTTCACACAAATCCTCAATTTGGCTTTTTAAGTAACCCAGCTGAAAATTTAACTTGTTAACTGGGTCATTGATGTAGGCTTGAGTGGCTTCTTCAGACTGTCTAATGATTTTGGAAGCATCCATCAGGGTCTCCAAATAAACATATCTAATAAAATCACGATCGCTGCGATTAAGTACACGCATATTTCAACCTTTGTGAACATCTTGGGGGTTGGCTTCTCTATGCAAGCCCCATATTCCATAGTATTGTGGAATGCTTCGTTCGTTGTTCTGTGATATTTTTCCATTTAAGTCTCCTGTTATTGTCAATGCTTGATTAATGATGTGGTTAGGATAGGGAACGCCAACTCTAACTTGGTCTAATATCAAGTTGGCCTGTTCTTTATTCATTATTAGCTGAAGACAATAACCAAACACCACGATGTCTAACGTGATAACGTCCAGATTCATTACGAAATAAATCAATGGCTTCATTAAAATCTAATGCAACACATTGACCTAAATATTCTCTATCTCTGTAAACATCAAAAAAAGATAATTTCATTTGGCTTCCTTTAAAAGACCCTTATGCGTTTTGCTAGGGCATGAATGTAGTGTACATCAAGATTTACTTTCAGCAAGTCTTTTTTATAGGTACATTCCCTAATGTGGTAAATAAGTAAATATTGATGTACAATTACAACATGACAAAAGAAAAAGCAATTGAACTCGCTGGTAATAAAGCATCTTTGGCGCGCCTATTGGGCATCCAGAGACAGGCCGTTACCAATTGGAAAGTAATTCCCCAAGCAAGGATTTGGCAATTAAAGCTATTAAAGCCAGATTGGTTTTTGTAAATTTGAGTTATACTTTATTTGGACGCTTGGCGGCGTTATTCGTAGTAGGGTTACACATGCTATCTGCTGGTACTGCGCCAGTCCGCCAACGCCGAAAGGCGAGATAGCAGGTGTAGCCCTTTTTTTTGGGGTTTTTATGCACTATTATCAGCATCATATTGGTGATTTTATTAAAGATACCGCGTTTCTTACCAATGAAGAAGTAGGAATTTATTTAAAACTTCTTTGGCTTTATTACGATACAGAAAACCCTTTACCAAACGATATTTATATTCTTAGCATGAAAATAAATGCTAGGGATAATGAAGATATTGTTATTGGAATACTCAATATGTTTTTCAAATTGAAAGGTGAATATTGGTATCAAAGGCGTTGTGAAATAGAAATATCTGAATATCAAAGTTTAATTAACGACAAATCTAAAGCTGGTAAAGCATCAGCCGTTAAACGTGCGTTGAACAAACGATCAACAGGTGTTGAACAGGTGTTGAACAGATGTACAACAGATGTGCAACTAACCATGAACCAAGAACCAATAACCAAGAAACATATATATATGGATTTTGAAAAAGTCTTGAAAGCCAAAAACAAAACACTAACCGACACTTTGATCGCATCAATTCAAATTGAGGCCGAAAAAGCCAACATCACGCTAGATGACGCAATCAAGACTTGTTGTGCTAGAGGTTGGACAACATTCAAAGCTGAGTGGATTGCCCCTAAAGTGGACATTATTCACCAGACAGTTCCTAGCAAGCCTGGGCGTGATCCAACGCTTGTAAAACTAGAGAATGATGCTAAAAACGCCGTGGCCATGCCAGACGAAGTAAAGGCCAAGTTCAAAATGATAAAGAACAATGGTTGATTTTGTTGAACACTATGCTCAACTTGCTCTAAAGCCTGGATGGATTGATTACGTTAGACACCAGGTCAGGGAAATGGAAAAGCACCCAATGTTCAATGGTTTAGGCAAAGCAGTAGCCCAAAGAATAAAGGAACTCAATGTTTCATGTGACATTCAAAGTTGATGGCCAACCTCGTGGTAAAGGCCGACCAAGGTTTGCCAGGCGTGGGGCTTTTGTCAGCACTTACACCGATGCAAAGACTGTTGCTTATGAGGATACTGTTCGACAAGCAGCAAAGAAGTCAATGGGATCTTCAGAACCGCTTAAAACGGCTTTAGATGCGTTTATTTACCTTTCCTTTGCAGTACCATTGTCCTACTCAAAAAAACGCAAGGAAGCCTGTTTAAATGGGTCTGAAAGGCATACCAAAAAGCCCGATATCGACAATGTGGTCAAAGCGGTGCTTGATGGTTGCGACAAGGTCATATTTGAGAATGATTGCCAGATTGTCAATTTGTTTGTAACCAAGAAATATGGTGATCCCCATGTTGAGGTGCTTTTTAGGGAAACAGAATGAATACTTTGTTGATTATTCTTATGCTTTTTCTAGGTTTATTTGCCCTATTGTTGATCTTAATTGCATCATGGGCGGTGATAGAGGAACTCTCTAATGACTCCTGAACGACACGCACAGTTTATTTACGATAATTCTACGGCTTACGCCAACGCCAAGTCCAACCGCATTGCCTGCGAATTAAAGTTAAAGAGTGCCAAGGCCATCTGTATGCGTCATGTGGCTGGTGAATTCAGCCAGATTGCAGCGCAGGAACGTGAAGCCTTGTGCGATCCTGAATACTTAG